TACCTTGGGAAGAATACTCGAATGGTGGAGATTCATATTCCAAAAAATATGAGAACCAGCTTGCTCTTGCAATATGAACCCAATTCAAGAAATCAACGGATTTACTAGGGATTTATTCAAGAAGGGGTAGATCAAATCTTTATCACCATCCAAAAAGCAGAAGGAGAGTTCAAATGATATTAGCATTAAAAATAGCCGTGGGGATAGTGCTTGCAGTCGTGATTCTCAATGTGGCGTTCTGGGGCTTCATCATCCTAGCCTATCTGATCGTTACCTTGTTTGAGTGTATTGGGAAGTGGATTAACAAATGAACGAGTGCTTCCTTCTTTTGCTGGTTGCCATATCAATCCTTGGCCTTAGCCTTTCGCAATTCGACGAATGAAAACCCCCTGCATAGTTGCCTTTGGGGGGGGCACAAACTCTGCGGCCATGCTTATTGAAATGCAGAGGAGAGGAGTTATCCCAGACCTTATTTTATTTGCTGACACCGGGGGAGAGCTTCCACAGACCTATGAGTTTGTTGGAACATTTTCTGAGTGGTTGGTTGGGCATAATATGCCAGAGGTAATCACCGTGAAGTACGCCAAGGAAACACTCGAAGAGAATTGCTTGCGCCAAAATATGCTCCCAAGTTTGGCCTACGGATTCAAGGGATGCTCACAGAAGTATAAGATTCAGCCACAAGACAAGTTTGTGAACAACTGGCAACCAGCTAAAGATTGTTGGAAGGATGATGGAAGATGTTTAAAACTAATCGGGTATGATGCTGGCGAGCATCACAGAGCAAAGATACCAGAGGACAAGAAATACATATATGAATATCCCTTGGTTCGATGGGGATGGGGTAGGAAGAAATGCGTTGAAGTTGTGGTGGAGGCTGGGTTCAAGCCAGCCAAATCATCTTGTTTTTTTTGTCCAGCCATGAAAAAGCACGAGGTTTTAAGCCTAGTAAAAAATCATCCAGACCTTGCAGAAAGGGCGGTGCAAATGGAAAACAACGCTCGCCTTACAAGTGTGGTTGGCCTTGGAAGAAATTGGAAGTGGGAGGACTTAATTAAGTCTGACGCAAGCCAAATGAAATTATTTGAGGACTTGCCAGATGAAGTTCCTTGTGGATGCTATGACGGATGAAACGCTCCCCACTAAAACGCAAGACCCCGCTACGCCGAGTCTCTAAAAAGCGGAAGCTACAAAACGATGTGTACAAGGAAGTAAGGGAAAAGTTCTTAACGCTCAACCCTCTCTGCCAAGTATGCTCAAGTGTAGCAAGCCAAGTTCACCACAGGCGGGGGAGATTCGGGGATAGGCTCAATGAGGTGGAGTTCTTCTTGGCGGTGTGCTTTGATTGCCATCACAAGATTCATATGAATCCAGCGTGGGCTTATGCAAAAGATTACATGGTGAAGCGATGACAAAGCATAGATTTAGATTTGGCGAGGAATGGTACACCATATGCATCACGATTGATGATTGGTGGATTGAAGAACCCGTTGATATGTCCACAAAAATGATGGCGGCTGGCGAGGAGTTTGCGCTTGAACACGGAATGAAGTGAGTTTTATGAAAGTAAGGATCACACATTTAGACGGCAAGCTACCAAACATCGCTTTAATGAAATTATCGGCTTGGCACAAAAGCCAAGGTGACGAAGTGTATTTTAGCAAGTCTATGCAAAAAGAGCTATGGGAGGGCGATTATGACAGGGTATATGGAAGTTCAATCTTTGCTTGGAGCAAGCCAGCAAGAGATTTATTTTTAGCGAATTTCCCAAACGCAAACATTGGGGGAACTGGATCGGGGAAAACAGAAACAATAGAGGAAATCACCGGAGCGGGTTTTGATGAATATGATTACTCAATATATCCTTGGTTCAAGCAATCAATAGGATTTAGCCAGAGGGGTTGCCGCCTTAAATGCTCGTTTTGCGTTGTGCCTACTAAAGAAGGAAGAATAAGGGACAACTCATCAATAAGAAGAATTTGGAGGGGAGAGCCACACCCCAAGCAAATAATGTTACTAGACAACGATTTTTTTGGACAGCCAAACTGGAAACAAAAAACAGAAGAAATCCTAGAAAACAATTTTGAAGTCTCATTTAATCAAGGGATAAATGTACGCCTAATCCATAAAGAGGGGGCTAGTGAATTGGCAAAAATTAAATATAGGGATGACCAGTTCAAGAGCAAAAGAATTTATACAGCTTGGGACAACAGAAAAGACGAGGCCATATTCTTGCGAGGAATAAATACGCTTATGGACGCAGGGATAAAGCCCCAGCACATAATGGTTTACTTTCTTTGTGGGTATTGGCCGGGTGAGAAATTTGAGGACATTTATTATCGATTTGAAACAATGGATAAGATGGGGCTTTTGCCGTACCCAATGGTATATAACAATGACAACCCAGAGCTAAAGAAATTTCAAAGATGGGTTATACGAAGATATTACAAGTTCATACCTTGGGAAGAATACTCGAATGGTGGAGATTCATATTCCAAAAAATATGAGAACCAGCTTGCTCTTGCAATATGAACCCAATTCAAGAAATCAACGGATTTACTAGGGATTTATTCAAGCCAAGGGAACATCTTTCAATACCAGAATGGGCAGAGAAAAACCTTACGCTCTCGGCTAGAGTTACAAATATTCCGGGTGCGTATTCGACTAACCTCACTCCCTATGTCCGAGAACCGCTAGAGGCTTTCGGGGATGATTCAGTTCGGCGGGTCTGCCTAGTTTGGGGAGCGCAAACATCTAAGACTACAACGATTCTCGCTGGCCTAGCCTATCGACTAGCCGAGCGGCCTTGCCCCTCCCTTTGGGTGATGCCCTCCGAGGCTCTTGCTAGATCGTTCTCTGAAACTCGATGGTTGCCGATGATTGATGATTGCCCCGCACTAGCAAAAGAAAAGCCCGACAACACGGACAAGATCAAGATTCTCGAACAGCATTTTAGAAAGATGAGCCTTTGGTTTGTGGGAAGCAACAGCCCCGCCAATCTTGCCTCTAGGTCTGTTTCCCTTTTGATGCTCGATGAGGTGGACAAATATCCAGAAGCAGGGTCTAGCAAAACAGAAGCGGGAGCGTTGCAACTTGCCGAGGCTAGAGTTAGCACCTACCCGAACCATCTAATCATAACCACTAGCACCCCGACCACGGCAGATAGTACGATTTGGAGCGAGTGGCTTAAGGGGGATATGAGATTTTTCTTTGTGCCTTGTCCGCATTGTGGATTGAAGCAGAAGCTTATCTGGGGGCAGATCAAGTGGGACGATAAAGCAAAGCTAGAGGACAGCGTCTATGACTTCGCCCTAGTAAAATCATCAGCCTTTTATGAGTGCGAAGGATGCAAGAAGCCAATCACCGATGGACAAAAAACCGCTATGCTTCGAGGGGGAGAGTGGAGGGCAACCAATCCCAACGGCGAGCCAGCTAGACGCTCGTATCACCTCAATGGCCTATACGCGCCGTGGGTGACTTTCGGGAGCTTGGCAGTCAAGTTCCTACAAGATAAATATGCGGGAATCGTGGGCTTACAAGATTTTATCAATCGAGTATTGGCCGAGCCTTGGCTAGAACACGAACAGGAACGAATCGAGATCAAGGCGGGAGGCTACAAGATGGGCGAGGTTAGGGAGGGCGAGAAGTGCGTGATGAGCGTCGATGTGCAGGAGTCTGGTGGCTTTCATACTTGGGTACTGGTTCGAGCCTACAACGATGAAGGAAAATCTAGGATGGTATGGGCTGGCCGCCTTGAGACTTGGGGAGACATCGAAGCAAAGGCAGATGAGTTTAAGGTACAACCCAAGATGGTCTTTATAGATTCGGGCGATCAAACCAGAGATGTCTATTATCAATGTTGCTTGCACGGCTGGATTGCTTTGGTTGGTTCAGATCGTTCCTCCTTCTCAGAGATCGTTAATGAAAAGAAAGTCACCCGACCCTTTGCCCGAATCTCGAATGGCGATCCCCTTTCTGGTAAGGCGAGTCAATCTAGGGCAGGTTGGAAGTGGAGGCTTTGCCCTGTTTGGCGTTGGTCTAATCCATCCATCAAAGACATATTCTCGAACCTCCTCCACTCAGACGGATTCGTGGCCGATGATGCTCCCGAAGTTTGGCACACGCACATAAGGGCAGAGGTGAAGGTAGCGGTGAAGAATCCGCTAACCGGAAGGACAAGGATGGTCTGGAAGCAAATCGGGAAGCAGAACCATTTACTAGATTGCGAATGTATGAACATTGTCGGGGCTGGGCTTTACAAGCTACTGCGGATTTCACCCGCCAGCTTGACAGAGGAGGAGATCAATGGCGAAGGGTGATTTCATTGGGCTACCCTTAGCCACCCTAACTTCGTTGCGTGATAAATATGTCACTTGTCTTGAAGCAATAGCGGTGGCGGGTAGCTCGTATTCGATAGCGGGACGCTCTTTCTCTAGGGCGAACCTCGGGGAAGTTTCGTCAACAATCGCTGAACTAACTCTTGCCATTCAAAATATAAGCGGCACAAGGATTAGAACAACCTACGCAAAATTCGGCCCGTGAAGAAAATATCCCTTAATTTAATCGACCGAGCCGTGGCTTTGGTCAACCCACAAGCGGGAGTTCAGAGGGCGATTGCAAGGGCAAAGCTGACCCATTTTAACTACGATGCGACAAGGTACAATCGGGAACGCAAAGGCCCGAGCGTGTTGCAAGGTGCAGAGAGTTATCGGACTGGTTATGATCGTATTGAATTGATGAGACGGAGTAGGGACTTGGCTGAGAATGTTGGGCTAGTTCGATCTATCCTAATGAAGTTTGCCTCGCACACGGCGGCCAATGTTTCCTACCAAGCACGGACTAGCGAGCCAGCGGTGAATACAGATGTAGAGGCGTTCTGGTCTGAATGGTGGGACAACTGCGACATCTCAACGAGGCATACAGGTTCAACCCTTATGCAAGTTGCGATTATGTCTATGCTCCGAGATGGTGACTTTCTATTTCTTTTAATCAGAGACAACAATGGCGATCTAAAATTACAAGGCATCGAAGCAGATCGACTCGGCAATCCCTTCCAAGTTTATACCTCTAGCGAGCTAATCGGAGGAATCCATATAGATCAAGAAACTGGTGCTCCTACTGCCTACGACATCTTTGCCCGATCTATTGGAAATGCCTACACCTTCCAACAAAAAGTGAGCGCAAGCCAAGCGTTCCATCTATACGACCCACTCCGCATCGACCAGTATAGGGGCATCTCTGCTTTTCATACCGCAATTAACGATGCACAGGACATATATGATATAATTAATTTCGAAAAACTTTCCGCAAAAGTAGCGAGTTCACAGAGTGCTATCGTTCTCAGAAACAACAACAACGCTTCCGACTTGAGTGATCTGACCGCTGACACAAACTTTGATAACCAAGCGATCAAGCTAGAGACAATGGAATCGGGCAAGGTTAGTTATCTCGAACCGGGAGAAACGATTCAGTTCCCCGATGGCCCGAACAGACCAAGCGGAGCGTTCGCAGAATTTCACAAGATTCTACTCCGCAACATTTGCTTAGGGGTGGGCATCCCTTACAGCTTCGCCGTTGACCCTTCCGCTATGAGTGGCCCGACCGCTCGCCTTGAAATGCAACAAGCGGGGCGAACTTTCCGCAGATACCAGAAGCTCCTAGACGATAAAGTGCTTCGCCCGATTAAGAACATCGTAATAGCTGATGCAGTTGCGAGAGGGCTGATCGAGAACAACGCTGGAAGCAGAACGACCAAGGGCATCTTCAATTTCGGGGCGAATGTCTCTATTGATTTGGGACGAGAATCAGCCTCCGCCATATCCGAGTTTAAGACAGGACTCCGAACCGCCGCCGACATCTACGCCGAGCGTGGCCAAGACTTTGAGAGCGCAATGAGACAGAGGGCGATTGAGGCCAAGCTGATTAAGGACTTAGCAGAGAAGTACGGCGTAGCCCCAGATACGATTTCTGATATTGTTACTCCCACACCCCCTCAACCACAATTTCCAACACCCGCACCCAAGCCAGTAGCCCCAAAGAATGACAAACCAGAGGAGGGCGAGGACGAGGGTGGAGACGACGAGGCCGCGCCAGAAGACCCGATTGAACCATCTTCTGAAGAACTAGAAATTAAAAAAAAAGATATTGAAGAAGCCCTTGCAAGCCTAGACCCCGCATCAATCAAGATGCTTATCGAAGGGATGATGGGGGGGATAGAGTTAGCAAAGTACGATGGGATTGATTTTACCCCACCAGAAGGAGCAAGGGAGGCCGCCAAACGAGCCCTAGAAGTGCGGGAGACGAAACCACCCAGCCAAAGGGGAATGACCCCCGTAGGCATCGCTAGAGCTAGGGATTTACAGAATGGGGTAAAGCTATCGCCCGACACCATTAAAAGGATGAAAGCCTTTTTCGATAGGCACGAAGTCGATAAGAAAGGCTCAACATTCGGGGAGCAAGGGAAAGGCTGGCAAGCGTGGAACGGATGGGGTGGTGATGCTGGCTATTCTTGGGCAAAGAAAGTAGTTGGGCAGATGGATGCGAGGGACAACAAGGAACTTGCCCGACCAGTAAGCCAAACCCCCGCCCCTCCCAAGGAGCGAATCAAAGGCTCGAAGGAAAATCCAGCGGGAACGGCATCGACCCGGAGCAAGGCTGGGGATATTGAAGTTTCAGCCGAGAACGAGGAGGCATTGAAAAACAAGATTGCCGAGTTTAAGGACAAGCACCCATCAAGGAACGCCCCCACGCTTGGAGCATTAAAGAAAGTGTTTAGGAGGGGAGCGGGGGCTTTCTCCACTAGCTTCCGACCCACTATCAGCGGGGGCAAGCCTAACTCTAGGAACGCTTGGGCGATGGCTAGGGTGAACAAGTTCTTGAAGATGGCTGGCGGTGGAGAAGTCAAGAAGTCATATCGGGAAGCTGACGGCGATCTTCTTTGACATAAGCTAGGCAGTTATGCCTCTACCCATCCCTACAAATGACGAATCTGAAAAAGACTTCGTTGGCCGATTTATGGCCGATGAAGATATGATTTCCGAATACCCAGACGAAAGCCAGCGGTCAGCGGTTGCCTACTCCACCTATGCTGATGACGAAACCGAAATGTCCTCAGTCTCCATCCTTGAAGTTGGGGAAGCCAAAGGCCACGATCTGTTTGTGGATGCGGTTAGCCTAAGCAAAGCCCTCGACCTAATGAAGCTGGCAAAGAATGGGACTAAAGTGAAGATGGATCACGGTTCTGGATTATCGGCGGTTGTAGCTTTTGCGAGAAACCCCCGCATTGAAGGTGGGAAGCTGGTGGCTGATCTTCGCCTACTCAAAAGCTCCCCTCATTATGGCCTAATCAAAGAGATGGCCAGCGAAGCCCCCGACCAGTTCGGAGTGAGCCTAGCCTTTGTGAATGAGTCCGAGACCATTGACGGCAAGGACTACATCAGACCGCAAAGCATTGCCTCGGCTGATCTTGTTTCCTCGCCGGCGGCTACCAACGGACTCTTTGAGGAAATGGTAAAGTTTATGGAAAAGCTAGGATATGTGCAGGGAGGCGGGACTATCCCAGCGGTAGTCAAAGAAGCAGTAGTGGAAGCACCACTTGACAAAAAGGATAAAACTAATATGGAAAACAATTACATGAAAGATATGGACGAAATTAAAGTTCGTCTCGCCGCCCTAGAGGAGGCGATGAAACCCAAGGATGAAATGAAAAAAGAGGAGATGGCCGATGAAGCTCCTAAGATCGTCATTAAAAAAGAAGATGAGGAAAAAGAGGAGACCAAGGAAGAGATGAGTGAAGTGGTGAAGAAAGTTCTCACCGAGTTCGGCATCAAGCCCATTCCCGCCTCGCCCTCCATCGAAGTTCCTTCCGAGAAAAAGGAAGAACCCAAGAATTTTGAAGCACTCGTGGCCGCCCATAGCGACTACGGAACAAGCAAGCTCAAGGCCATGAAAGCCGTGATGCTCTCAAACCCAAACGAATACTCCGAGGCTAGGGCTCGTGGTATAGTTAAACTCTAAAGAAGGATAATACTAAAATGGCTACAAATATTGACGGCGGTGCAGTTCGCACCTTTAACTTTGCCTCGGCGATCTCGGCTTACCGATTCGCAGAGATTCACACAGACGGCACGGCTCGTGCGGCTGTCTCCGGTTCTGCTCGTTGCGTTGGTTCTACCATCGCTGATGTGGCGGCTGGCGACAACGGCGCAGTCAAGCTGTTCTACCCAACCTTTTTCGCAACCTCCGAGTACGGAATCACCGCTGGCAACCTTGTTGCTACGACTGGTTCTGGTCTCGTGACCACGGCGGCCGCCAATACTGGCGTCGTCGGAGTTGCCCTCGAAACTGCTCTTGCTGATGCAGTCATCGAAGTCGCAATTCCTCTAACCCAGTAATTATTTAACCAACCAAGAAAGAATATAAAAATATGTCATATGTAAGTGGCGGAAGCACAATTCGTGCGGACATCTCACAGGCTCTCATAGAGGCCCCTCAAGCCGATATCGGTTTGATCGGAGCGCAACTCCTACCTTTGCAGACTGTTGATGCGAAGGCTGGAACATACCTCAAAGTTCAACTGGCTGGTGCAGAGTTGCTTTCCAACAATGCAACGGCTCGTGATGCTGGTTCTAACTACAGCAGAGGAATTAGGTCATTCAGCTCGGCAAATTATAGCACCGACGAATTCGGCTTGGAAGAGTTGTTAGACGATAGTAGCGTTGCGGACTTGAATCGTTTCTTCTCCTACGAGAGCGAAACTGCAAAGTTCTTGCTCCGTCAGTTGAAGTTGTCCCACGAGAAGCGGGTTTCCGATCTTCTCTGGAACGCAACGACTCCCTTCACTATTGCCGATCAGACTCGTGCAGTTGCCTACACACAAGCCTTAGTGACAACGATTGATGTGGCTCGTGATGTGGCGGCGGCTAAATTGGCTCTTAACCAAACTGGTTACGAACCAAATTGCGTTGCGATGTCTGCCAATGTGTTTGAGTTGATTCGGCGTTCAACCCTCTTGCAGAATCAGTTTTTCGGAGTTATCTCGAATACTGGTGCTCGCTTGTTGAGCGAAGCTGAAATTGCGGCGGCTCTTGGAGTTCAGAACCTCCTCGTTGGTCGTGCGGCAATTAACTCGGCTGGTAAGAACAAAGCGTTCTCTGGCTCGTTTGTTGTGCCTGATACCAAAATCATAGTGGGTTCGATTGCTGGTGGTGAATTCACCGCTGGCGGAATCGGACGCACCTTGGTCTGGTCTGGTGACTCGGCTGGTGGTTTTGTCTCAGAGAGCTATCGTGATGAAGCTCGCCGTAGCCAAGTGCTCCGGGTTCGTATGAATACGGACGAAGTTATCATTGATCCGAACGCCGCTGTTCGTATCACCACAAACTTCGCATAAAGATTGGTGGTTGATTCCTTGAAATGGGGGGAGCGGGTGAAAGCCTACTCCCCCCTTTTCTTTTTAATTGACATCCCTATGAATTAAGAAATCCTTAACAACTGAAATCCCAAATGAAAATCCCTGTATCCCTTTATCTAATTGCTGGCAATGAAGAAGCCCACATCAAGCGAGTCATTGAATCGTTTAAGCCAATCTCAGAGGAGGTTGTTGTATGTATGGCTCGGGGGACAGCTACGCCAGACAAAACGGAAGAGATCGCACTTTCTCTCGGTGCTAGAATTATTCATTATCAAAATAAAAAGTTGGACTGGCCTCATGTAGATGACTTCGCCTCTGCTAGAAACACCGCCCTAGAAGCCTGTAAAAATGAGTGGTCAATATGGGTAGATGCAGATGATGTGATGGCAGATGATGGGGAGAAGATTTTAGAGGAAGGACTAGAACAAGCGGAGAAGGTAGGGGCTGAAATTGTTTGCTTTAGATATCTAGTGGAGAACGCTGGCCTCAATCCCATTCGAGAGATGGCACTAAAGAAGGGATGCGGTAGGTGGAGGAACAGAGTACACGAAGCCCTTGAGCCAAATGATAGGGGGAAGCTCTTGGCCATTGATAAGGTGCTTAGGATTCATAGACCAATCACAAGCAAGGCAGACTCAGCTGATAGAAACCACCGCATTTTAGCTGATGAACTAACCTCTGCCCCATTTAATCTTTACTACCAGCATCAAGAGTTTTTCTTGAGGGGACAGATCGACAAAGCCATTGAAGTAGGCGAAAGGGCTTTGGTATTCCAAGACCTAGACGAGACTCTTAAATATGAACTTCTCTGTAACCTCGGACGATGCTCGCCGAATGAAAAAAGGTTTAGATACTTAGGGGAAGCGATTGCCATAAACCCGATTCGCAGGGAGGCATACTTCTATTTGATGGCCGAGTATTCAGCCAGGGGCGATTGGCCGAAGGCTTGGCACTCTGGAAGGGCTTGTATGGCGATGCCAAGGCCGAATCTACACTACTGGAATCAAGTTCATGGCATCTACGACTGGCAAGCCCTAGATGCTTACCGAGTGGCCTCAGTCTGTTATGGGCAAAAGGAAGAAGCGCAGAAGCTAGACAATATGTACCCAAAGCCAAAGATCAGCATTATCCACGCCACAAGGGGAAGGACGCACATGGCCTTTCAGCGGAAGATGCAATGGCTCGCCCTAGCGAAAGAACCCCTTGCGGTTGAGTGGTTGTTTATGGTTGATCACGATGAAGCGGTTGATTACACCCCCCACAATGGAATTAGGGTGAACCCCGGCGGCATCGTGAACGCTTGGAACGCTGGGGCTAAACTAGCCAAAAGCGAAGTGATAGTTCAAATGAGCGATGATTGGAGTCCCCCTAGATATTGGGATGCCCTAATTTTGAGCAGGATTGGCAACCTAGAGGCCGAGAGAGTGTTGGCAGTATCAGATGGGCTTAGGACAGATAAACTCCTTTGTATGGCCATCCTAACGCAAAAGAGACTGAGGAAGCAGGGGGGCTATATGTTCCACCCCGACTATCAAGAGAGCGATGGCATTTACGGAGACAATGAACATACGGACAGGGCATACGCTGATGATGTGGTTATTGAAGCTCGGGACTTAGTTTTCAGACATGAAAACCCTATGTTTGTGGGGGGCAACCCAGACGACCAGGTTAAGAACCACAATAAACCAGAATACTACGAGAAAGGCAAAGCTATATATGAAAAGCGCAAAGCAAATAATTGGATGTAGGACAGCAAAAAAGGGAGAGAATACGAAGGGGCTTGGTATAATCACCTTTGGTAAGTCTCGACCCTGCAAAACTAAGTTTGTTGATTTCGATATTACCTACGACAAAAAGGCAGAGAAAGAGTTGTTTGAGTGCGGGATGTTTGCCTTGAAACAAGACCCAGAAGCCGTCATCGAATATGTGATTAAGAAGGCGTTGTTAGAGATGGCAAAATGCAAGAAGTAAGCATCCATGATTCATTCGGCCAAGCTCTTCAAAAACATAGTGAAGGGCTAGAGGTAGGGCTAGAGATCGGAGGTGGAACAGGGGACGGCTCGACTCAATGTATTAGGACGAAGAAACTATTCAGCATCGAGAACCACCCAGACCGCATCGGTAGGCACTCAATGAACTTGTCAGCAAGAGGCGGCGTTTCTATCAAGGGAACTGCAACCCTTCCGAAACTCTGGATGAACCAGTTGGATATAGCAGAATTTTACGGCACAAACAAAACTGCACTTAATCAATATCCCCTAGATCAAGTTCTTGGTTGGTATCACGAATGTATTGAATCTGCCGAACCTTACAGCACCAATGCAATCGAGGACATCCACTTTGAGCATAATGTAGATTTTAACTTTGTTCTGATTGATGGCTCGCCCTTTTCTGGCGAGGCAGAACTTCGTTGCGTAAGGCCATTCCTAGCAGAGAAGGCAATCATAGCCTTGGATGATGTAAACGACATCAAGAACTTGGCAAACTATAAAAAGCTCAAGGGATTTGCTGAACTGCTCTGGGAGGATTGGTCTGTTCGTAATGGTGCGGCCATATTTAAGTTATGCTAACCATCTTCACCATCGTTCTCAATGGGATGCCTTTTATCGAGAAGCATCTAGCAGAATTTCAGAAGCTAAAAATCCCTTGGCAATGGAGGATTGTAGAGGGGGTGAGTGAGCCTCTTGGATGTACCCGATGGTGTAAGCAAATCCCCGACAAGTGGCACAAGGACTTCAAGAGCATAGACGGAACGCACGAATATATTGAGAGCATCCAAGGGGGGAATGTTGTTGTCTATTCGCAGGGAAAACCATTCAGCGGGAAGCTAGAGATGATTCAGCAAGCACTCTTTGGAGTAGATTCCGGCGTGGTGATGGAAGTGGATTGTGACGAGATGTGGAGAGCAGAACAGATCGAGGGAATCTATGAATGTCTCAAGGGGGCAGAGGATGGATGCACGATGCAGTTCCATTGCAATTTCTTTGTAGGCGAAAACAAGCGAGTGGTTACAAGGGAGGGACTCGGGTCGAACTGGTACGAATGGATGCGAGCTTGGAAGTGGGGCAAGGGCGTATGCTTTACCAGTCACGAACCACCACGACTCAACATCCAATCTAGGCTAGTGCCAAGGGGAGTGACGGAAACTTGGGGGCTGGTGTTCGATCACTATGCCTACGCCATCCAAAAACAAGTTGAGTTCAAGGAGGATTTCTATGGATATAGTGGGCTGGTGGATGGATGGAAGGAACTGCAAAAAACAACTGGCCCCGTTAGATTATCCGAATACTTTCACCATCTCCAAGACAAGAGCGTGGCTGATGACCGCTAAAACCATTATCTACCGGGAGCGTCTTGGGGATGTCCTTCGATGCCTACCCGCCGCCAAGTTTCTAGCCGACAAAGGCCACGAGGTTTTTATTGATTGTTACGAGCAATAT